GAAAAATTGGAAGACAATCCTGCAAATCTCTCAGCTTTAAAAGCACAATTTCACGCAAGTGATTTTCCTTATGTTTACAAACAAAAGCGTGAGTTGAAGCCGCTACAATACGTTATTGATCTACTGATTGATAATGACATTGCACCAGAAGAACTTGAAAGATTAACACGAACAGAATTGATACAGCTATATATCGAATTAGAGAAAGCAACTCATACAATTATACTTAAATACTTCAAACCGCATCAATCTTCACTCCACAACTACTCCATTCCGATGCCGCCAGAAGATGAAATCATAGAAGGATGATATTAATAACTGTATTCCGGTCTGTTGTCCTCGTTTCCGGTTTTCCGGTCATGGCAGGACTTGCAAAGAGCCTGCCAGTTGCTTTCGTCCCACATCAGATGCGGATCACCACGGTGAGGAATGATATGGTCGACCACAGTTGCTGCCGTGAACCGTCCCTGTGCCTTGCAACGCACACACAAGGGATGCCTGCGGAGGTACGCCTTGCTGAGTCTCTGCCACCTGCTGCCGTATCCACGCTTGGCGGCAGACGGTCGGTCTGGATGCAGGAACTGATGCTCCGCACAATACAAACCGTCTGTCAGATTGGGACAGCCGGGGTGCTTACATGGTTTCAGTGCCTTCCTCGGCATAAGGTTCACCTCCGGATACAACGAAAGCCCATGTGGAACACCACAGGGCTTTCGGTCAGTTTTCTATGATATTATTATATCACACCTTTTTGCAAAAGTCATCCTCAATTTTACTCATGCCTTACCATAGAGAAGCAACGTCAAGTGTTGTACGGCACGATTCTTTTTGTTGTACGCAGAAGAACGCTCAATACCGAAGTGCTCGCAAATGGTATAAATGTTTTGATCTTCCCGCCAATAGAACTGTTCCAGCACATACCGTTCATCCTCCGACAGATTGTCCCATGCAGGCTGAAACCATTCCATGTATTCCTTTGCCTGACGATACCGTTCC